ACAGCAAAATCGTATAATCCACGTTGTCCTTGAACTTCTAACAATAATGATTCAACCGCACCTTTAATTTCGTTACGAGTTAGTTCGTCGTTTGGTTCAAAGATAAATGGTTGTGCCAATTTATCTAATTGTGTTCTCAAATATATGACTAAACGTGCTACATTAACTCTATCTAAAGAACTTGTACCACTATGTCTAGTTTTTTGTCCATAAACTGTGAGTCCTGCACCTGTTAAGAAAGTAATTGGATTTACTCTGTTACTTTGTAAAGTATCTCTAATACCTGATGATACAGCAATCACTTGCTTTTCACCTGTAGATGCTTTAATATAACCTACTGAAGTTGCATTGTCTACAACACCACGTCTAATACCTGCTGGTGCAAACCACGGAAACGCCACATCATCATTTAATGCTAATGTTCTAAGTACCATATGACTAGGTGGAACAAACACATTGTTACCTGCTAGATCACTTGTAGTACCCCATGGATAATAAACACCTGTATAAGAATCATTTGATACTAACCCATCTTCTGTGTTAGTTGATTCTGAACTGGCGTTAGTTGCCCAGTTAACAATATCAGTTGAAGAGTTAGCCAACCTTGCTGGAGAATCTCCAACAATAAATGCTGTATCACTTCTATCACCTGCTAAAGTTATTAGTTCATCTATTAGTTCAACATAACCTGGAGCCGCTAATACGTTAAATTCACGTTGTTCTTCACGTAATTCTGTATTAGAACTTACTGCCGCTTGTAATTGTTTTACAACACAGGCTCTAACTGCTTTACGTCCCATATATGGTGATCCATCGGATTTGTTACCACTTGTAGTTACCCATGCATCATCTTCTCCTGGTAGTGTTGGCCACTCTGTAGTACTTGCAAAATTGGCTCTACTAAAATATGCATTTCTAAATTGTTTTACAACATATCCAGAACGTCTTGTATTAAACAATAACATTCCTTTTGGATATAATGCTGGATCTGGTTTATCAATATCTAATGCATTACTTGTAAGCAATGATTTAATTGTTGCTGGTGCTTTTGTAATTACGTTATCATCTGAATCTAGATGGAAACGTGCATCTGCAAACAATACACCGTCTTCTGATACTTGATCGGTATTATCTATTAGTACCCATTTAGCACCATCGGCTTTTGAACTATCATATCTGTAAATTTTTGGATAATCTTCTAAATTAGAACTATCAACCCAAATATCACCACTTACTAAAGCAGTTCCATCTGATTGTCCGTCAGCCGCTAATGGTTCAGTTGCTGAAACAATTGGACCATTTGGTGAACAGTTAGAAAGATTAAATCCTCTAGCATCTGATGTTACACCTTGATATCCTACCCAAGTAGTACCATTGTGTACCATAATGTCAACTTCGTCAACAGAACTATGATACCATAATGCTAAATCACTTGGATCTGCTGTTGGTGATGTTGCTTTTGCTTCATATACCAATGTTCCCCAGTTACTTGCCATTACTTCATTTGATCTAGGATCACCTGCAGGTACTGTATAAAGGTTTGCAACCTTAGTCCCTGTTGTGTCAATAGCCGCTCCGTATGTGTTAGCATTACTTGAACCAAGTCCTGCGTCTGCTACTGGTGTACCATTAACATCGTCCATTCTAAAGTCACCACCGTCACTGTGTGTCATTGTAATAACATCTGCTACACGATCATAACTTGCTGAAACATAAGTAAATCCTGCCGCCGCTACTGCCGCCACAAAATCGTCTGCTGTTGTGCCAGCCATTGTGCAAGTTTTTTCTCCAGCAAATGTACCCCATTTAGCACTACCTGATAAATCACTAGGTCTAACTGTTTCTTGTAGTGTAAAAGTTTCTGCATTTGTAAAAGGAGAAGATCCTAATGCAGTTATTCCAGTAATTGTAGTAGCACCTGAGTTTTGTCTTTTGAATACTGTATAGTCTGTTACTTTTGCGTTAGCATCATAAACTGTACTATCTGTTCCTGTTGTACTATCACCTGCAAATGTAATAGTGTCATATTCTGTAACGTTAACTTGTGTGTAAAGATTTTCAGTTGTTAAGTTTGCACCTGCACCTGATTTATCTAAATTGTAAAGTGCTTGTGCATGAGATTCATATGCAGGAGCACTTATAGTTGACCAAGCCGCTGTAGTTGAATTGTATTTTTTAACTACAACATTTGCACCTGAATTTACAGAAGTTGTTTGTAACCAAACACTTCCTGATGGTGCTGAATGATCGTCTGCTGTTTTAAATCCTGGATCAGTTGTATGAGATCCAATGTGTAATCTTGGTGCATCATATGTTCCTGCTGTAATACCTACATCAGTTAATATAGTACCAGTTACATTTGCAATTGTAATTTGAGAACTTGCAGTTGAATCACCGCCTTCTGCTAAATCAGTTGCATATAAAACTAATTGATTGCCGAGAGCCGCGGCTAATACACCTGGAATTGCTCCACTGTCTTTACCTGCATTAATGTCACTAACTAAATCGGCTAATGATGTACTTGTTGTTACAACATCATATCCGTTAATTGTAATTTCATGTCCAGCAGTAGTAGTCGGTGAAGATACCGTTCCTGTAACTGCCGCATGAGATGATTTCCATGATGCGTATTGTGTTGTGCTGTCGCCTGTACCAACTTGAACCCAACTATTACCTGTATTTTTGTAAAATAATTTGTTTGTTGTTGCTGTAGTATTAACAGCATAATCACCTTGTACGCCATAAGCAGTTTTTGGAGCACCGGTTGATACTTCGCCTGTTAAGTTGCTTATGTCTGTAATAACTTTTGGAGTTTTTGCTGTAAATGTTTGTGTTGAAGAATTCCATTCTTTAATACCCCATACAGTTGATGCTGTATCTAACCAATAAGTTCCGTTAACTGCCGCACCTTGTACTGGAGAAGATGAACCTGTAAGTTCATCTAAATTAACATCTGCTCTTACTACAAAAGCCTTGTTGGCAATACCTAATAAAGAGTAAGCGGATAGAAGACCATATTCGTTTAACTCGTAGGCATCACGAGCAGAACCACTTGTATCTGTATAAAAGGTTGGATCGCCAAACGTTTCTGTTAGTTCGCGTTGACTTGTAATTGTATAAACTGTTCCTGCGTTTGCTGTTAAAGTACCGGCCGCAGTTCCTGTTCCAGTACCTGATGTTTTATTTTTGGCTGATGCAACAACAATTGCTGGCACCATACCTTGATCGGCGGGTACGTAAAACGATTCGTCGGTTACTGTTACCTCTACGCCTGGTGAATTTATTGCCATTTTCTCGGTCTCCTTATGGTTTCTTATATTTATACTATAACAGTTAATTTAATAGGGAATTGCAGGTAAGAAAAAGGTGATATAAAGGGCACCATAAATATAGTATGAGGCGTCCTTTATGTAATTGCGGTAACCCCGTCGCTATTAACTATATTAAACACGATAAAACATATTATCGAAAACAATGTGATAGTTGTTTACGTGGTGTGATTAAAAAGCAACCTCGATGGAAAACGTCAGGGTATAAGAAAAAACATATATGTGATCGATGTGGATATACATCAGAGTACGATATGCAATTTAACGTATATCATCTAGATGGTAACAGAAATAATTGTTCTTTTAATAATTTAAAAACAGTATGTGCTAATTGCCAACGGGTGTTACATCTTGTTGGTATGAAGTGGAAACAAGGTGATCTAGTTCCTGATTAATTTTATCAGATAAGTCGTTTACTGAACCATTATTGTTTATTATAAAATCAAATTCACTTTTTGCCCATTTCCATTCGCTTGGATGTATGTCATTTGGCTCTATATTTTCTAATTGATACTTGCAGAACCAATCTGGATCTGGTCCACGTGTAACTCTCCATACTTTTCCACCTATAGATTTAATCATATTAATTTCATTTGGAAAACGTACATCTGGAATTATCCAGTTTATATCAGGACGTTCTAGCATTTGTTTTTTTGTTAAACTAACCCAAATGCCATCATATAAACCTTGTCTCATACATTCAGTTCCAAAACGTTGTAATACATATCTGGGTGTAATATCGCGACCTATCTCTTTGCTCCAAAAAGGATCTGGTGATTCACGCCATTGTCTACTAGGTTCAGTTTTACCTTCTAGCATATACCTATCCCAATCAAACATAGAAGAGACAGCATCTTTTAATTTGTCTGCAAATGATGTTTTATGAAAATCGTGATTTTTAATTAGAAGATTTGCTATGGTATCTTTACCACTATTAATCAAACCACATATTCCAATGATCATATGTTTATTATAATGTAAAGGTATTGGATTGTCAACTAACCAATTACAAATGACATAGGAGTTTGTCCTACTTCGTAATTACTAATAGATGCTTCTAATTTTTCAATTTCTTGTTGTCCATCTGCTTTAAGTTGATCACCATTTAATGATGTTCCACCTTGTGGACCAGCAATTGTGGCAAATTTACCTCTTGCTTCTCCAAGTGTCATTTTACAAATAGCAAGAGTATAATCTCTGAGCCATGGTTTTGCATATCTGTCTTGTAATAGTATGCCATCTGGTTTATGATTATAAAGCCAAAGTAGTACAGTTTCTTGATTGCGTTGTCGTCTTACTATTTCTAACTTGCGTGTTACTGTATCATAATAATAGTTAATGTAACCACCAAACATCCTACCTACTAATTCTTGATAGCCAGCAAACATTTCATAAGTTGCTAGTCCACCAATTCTACCTGACTGTAGCAAATAAACATTTGTGTATGCTAGTTCAAATGGATCAAAAAATGTACCACCTTCAGTGGCATTTGCGCCACCTACTGTACGTCTAAAAATTTGTCTTACATTAACTACTTCGTCTGGTAATGTATAAACGTTAGTATCTTCCTGTAATTCTAAAAATCCATATGATTCTTCAACAGAACTTTCTGCTCGTTGCTTGAATTTGTCTATTGCAGTTATTAACCCAGTTTCGTAGTGTTTTGGGTCAAGTTCTACTTCAATCATGCCATCACCTAGTCTAGTGCGGCAATAATCATAGATTCCTTGCTTTAGTTCATTAGTTTTTTCTGCTGTAAGTACTTGGTCAACCATTGTACAGTATTTACCGCTTTGCTCTTAACAATAAATATGTGTACAATGCCTAGACTATCCATATACAAACCTGAAAAAGGTAAAGATTTTAAATTCTTCGATCGAAACATTAAAGAGATGTTTCAGATTGGTGGAACCGATGTTTATATTCACAAGTATGTAGGAATACATGATCAAGGTGAAACTAATGATGCTACACAGCCAAAACGTGCTATAATTGATCATATGAGCATACAAGATCTTCTTTTATTAGAAAATAGAGATCGCAAATATGAATCAGATGTATACACAGCAAGAGGAATTTATACAGTATCTGATGTTGATTTTGATTTAACACAATTTGGTTTATTCATGCAAAATGACGCACCATTTGTTGTGTTTCATCAACTTGATATGATTGATAGATTAGGTAGACGATTAATGAGTGGGGATGTTCTTGAGATGCCTCATAGAAAAGATGACTATAGTTTAGATGACAGCATGGATGAAACACTAAAACGTTTTTATCAAGTTGAAGATGTTAATGTTACAGCAGAAGGATTTTCACAAACATGGTGGCCACATTTAATTAGAGCAAGATGCAAACCTCTTAGAGATTCTCCAGAATTTAGAGATTTTCTCGGTACTAGAAATGATGAAGAAAGTATTTCATACAAGCAAGGTACTGGTAGACGAGATCAAGAAATTAATGATGCCATTATTGCACAAGCAGAAGCAGACTTGCCACAATCAGGATTTAATACGCAACCATTATATGTGTTACCTGTAGATGACAATGGCAAAGTTGCTATAGTAACAGCAGACGAAGGTGATGTTGATTCTGATACATCACATATTAAAGCAAGTAGAGTTACAGCAAGTCCACGCAGTAAAGGATACTTACAAGGATATCTAACTGCCGATGGAATTGCACCAAATGGAGAAATATATGACTTTGGTACGTCATTTCCTGCTAATGCTGTCGAAGGACAATATCATTTACGTACAGATTTTTTACCTAACAGATTGTTTAGATATAATGGAGCAAAATGGGTTAAACAAGAAGATGATGTAAGAATGACAATGACTAATTTAGATACTAAATTAACTCATAAGCATTCATTTATTAATAATGATACTATTACTACAAACAAAGATGGTACTACACTTAATGAAAAAAGTGCATTAAGTCAAGCATTAAAAGATAAAGAAAGAAAAATACCAACTGAAGATACGGATACAACGACATAATGGCTAATATATCTCATTTTTATGACGGGCAAATGCGAAGATACATTGTTCAATTTGTTAGAATGATGTCAAATTTTCAGTATCAAACAGGTAAAAATAAAGATGGTAATCAAGATTTAATTAAAGTACCTGTTAGGTATGGTGATATTAATAGACAAGTAGCAAATATTTTAAGACAAGGATCTGAAAATGCTTTAGTAAGTG